TCTCTAACACCTGAAATACATCTCCGTCTGAGAAACTACCACCTGCTGCAACTAACGCATCAATATCAAGGTAAGCCTCAATATTTCTCATGATGTTAGAGTTTTTAGTAGATGGCATAGCCACGATAGAGTCGGAAAATACACCAGTGGTATCTTTAGAGGTTAAATCAAAAGTTGCCATTTATATCTCCCTTATGCTACGTTATACTTAGCAGTTACGATTGCTTCAGGTCGAAGAATCTTTCTGCCATACATATGCATACCACGAACAATATCAGCAAAAGAGTCAGGGTCTCTGTATGTCTCTGTCTTGTTGATTTGTTCTGCAGTAGCTACTGCTGAACTATGTCCTGCTACAATAACACCAAAGTTTGAGTTTTGGTTGGCAGAACCTGATGTTCCCGGACCTGTTCCAACTGCAGGTAAGTTGTTTGACATATAAACGTCAAAGCCATGAATCTTTCCTACAGATAGACCTGTTCTTAATCCACCTGATTCACCAAAGTCCCCATTTAGAAGACGTGAATCTTCATCTTTTAAGACTTCAATAAATGTTGGATGTAAGACTAGCCATCTTCCATCAGTGTCTACAAACTGTGTGTCAAGCAGTCTGCCCATTCTTGCAATAATTTGCAATGGTGTAGCAGTGGCTGTTGCTTGAGAAGTTGCACCACCCATTCTTGGAGCTATTGGGATAGAGTGGTCACCTGCACTTGAAGTGGTAATGTTACCAAAACTATCTTTTCTTAGCTTCATGCTTGTCAACAATTCGTCTGAACCTGCAGTTGATACTGCTTTAGTTCCATTAACTGTTGAGTTAGCTGAACTTGCTACAGCATTGTTAGATGCTTGTGCAAATCCTGACAAATAACCAAGTACGTCTTGGTCATAGTTATCTTTCAATCTGTATCCTGCTCTGTCACTTGCTAGTTGAGAGAAGTTTACATGACTGTGAGCCTCTTCAATATCGTCTATCTTGAAAGCAAAATAGTTTGCTTTGTCAATAGTCAATGTGAAGTCTTCATCGTCAAGGTCTTGAGGTTGTACGTTTGCACCTCTAGCATATTCCTTAACAGTGATCTCTGGCTCTTTAATTATCTTTACGGAGTCACCCATGTTGGCAATCTCACCAAAGTAATCTGAATTGGTGATATTTTCAACAACGGAGTTCTTCCTGAAGGCTAACTGAACCTGCTTAGAGTAAATAACTGGGGAGAAATTACCATTAGGCAGATTACCATAACCTGCTGCAGTTTTAAATGCCATTTTTATCTCCATTGAAATAAACAAATGTATGTCTGAAACATACGACAGATTTACTCGTCATCGGCTAATAGTGTTAGAGGTTGTGTGTTTAGTAGCTATTTAAACACAGGCTCATACCATCAGGTAGGCTTTCAAGTGTATAATAATGTGAGTGTCTTATAAAAGGGTCACATCGATATTTACATATAGTTATACATATAAATATAGTTTTGTCAATACTTTATCTTGCAGAACCTGATATGTCATATAAAAAGTTACCTGATCTGATAGCTTCCATAATAACATCGGAGTTCTTTTCATAATCTTCTGCACTCATATTCTGTACATCAGACTCTTTGATCATAGTATTGTTAGTCTCTGTAGGTGTACTTACTTTGCTTTTAGTGTTGACTGCTCTCGCAGCTTCCTTAGTATTGTCACCTTTTGATTTCTTAGTTATATTCTTATCTGCTTTATAGAGATCAATAGCTCTTGCTGCCGATCTAGCATCGTCATCATTTTCATATAAAGCAACTTGAACCCACTTAGGTTGTTCTTCTGCCCACTCATGAAAGTCATCACTATCTCGTATCTCTTCAAAGTCAGGATGTAATTTAAGTAGTTCTACCTCTGCACGTTCTTTGGTAGCACTCTCATTCATTTCATCTATTCTTTTTATTCTATCTTCTAGCTCTGCAGATTGTTCTCTTGCTTTTTTAATCGCTATAGTTTCTACAATCTTTGCAACATCAGGATATTCCTTTGCCCATGCCTCAATGTCCTCATCAGACTTTGGCAACTTCATTTCTTTCTTAGTTGCAGTGGCTAGTTGACTTTCTAAGTCTTGGAGCTTTTTTTGGTATTCTTTTTCTTTTTCTTGAGAATGCCTACGGAGATCACCATAACGTTTTTTGAAGGTGCGTTCTTCAGCGTTTTTTGGTTCTTCCTTCTCTTCGGTGCTGTCTTGGTCTTTTTCTTCTGTTCCTTCTTCTTTTTCTCCGTCACCTGTTTGCTCCTTTAATAATCTTTTTAAATCTTCTTCATCTTTTTTTATTCTATCTGCGTGAGTAGAACGTTTATTCATAAATGCTGTTTTCTTTGGTGTAGCATCTACCACCATCTCTTGTGCTTGTTCTGCCATTATTTTCTCCTAGGGTTATCGTAGCCATATCGTTGGGGGATAAGTAGCTAGTACATATGCGAATTATTTTTTAGAAGCTAATCCACCTCGCTTCATCTTCTTAGGTTTCTTTTTCTTTGCAAGTCCACCTTTGTTTAAGTCACCTAAACCTCCAAACGATGATACATCTGATGTATCAGGTGCTTCACCACCACCCCCTGCAGTTCCTCCGGGGTCACTCTGTGGACCTAAATCACCACTAGGTTCTGTAGGACCTCCTGCTGTTGCACCCTTTCCTGTTGTACTTACAGAGGTGTCTGTTAATCCTGCTTGTATACCTGCTTGTTGACCCATGCCTAAACTGTCTAGACCCATTGATGTTTCAGGTGTAGTTCCTGTTTCTATACCTTTATCCTGTCTTTCTTTTATACTCTTTTCTCTTTCTTTTATGACCTCGGCTAGTTTCTTACCTAGCTGTACATCTAAATTAAAATTTCTACCTAGTTCTTTTGAGAGTTGTGCCTTACTAGTATAGGACTTACCTTTTTCAGTTAAACCATATACTTCAGCAAGAGTATTTATATTACTAATAATATCATCTTGACTGAGGGCATTTCCTTGGTCATCTAAACTAACCTCAACCACTGTTGCTTTTGCTGCGTTTATAGAATTATTTAGTTCCGTTCTTTCTGTAGGACTTAGAGTATTAACATTTACACCTTTTCTACCCATGTCATTTTTTGTTGATGTATAATAGCCTGTTATTGCACCTAAAGAAATATTGTTAATGTTACCTTTACCTATAGCACTAGTAGCTACATTTTTACCAAAACTATAAATATCAGGACTTAATAAACCAAGTTGCATTCTTCCAATGTTAGCTAAGTTTTTATCTAGGTCATCTAAATTAGTTAATGAACTGTAGCTTAGTGGATCTCCTGCAGGATCTACTGCACTTGTTGTAGGTCCTTGATCATCACCCACAGATTCTGATACAGGTTTTACTTTAGATGTTTGTTGTTTAATTGGATCTACTTTTACTTCATCTTTTAATGGTTGAGGTTTAAATACAAATCCATCTTTTGTAGCATCTTCTATTGCTCCCGGTATCACAGGTAATCCTGTGGCTTTAACAACTAGAACATTTCTTATTCTGCCATCAGGATGTTCATATACTCGTGTTTCTGTTTCAGGTGCTCCCCTTGCAGAAGGTCCTAAAAATTGTTGATAGCTTGTAGGAGCATATGGCTCTGATGTGGCTCTAAATGGTTGTGCCATGCCAACTGTTCTTACACCCGGAGTATTTATTTGTTGTGTCTGTGGTGGCATCATTTGTTGTGTTTGATTTTGTAAGTCAACTCTTCCTACAGGTATACTAGGTGCAACGTATGTTCCTGCCTGTGCTTCTACAACACCACCTTCTGCCATCTCTAAGTCATCTACTGTAAATGGAATATCATCAGGTAGTGTAGCTTCATCTGAGTTACCCATCTGACCCATCTCTTCCATCTTCTTTAAACCTGCTTTTGCTCGTTGTCTGAGGTTCATCAAAAACTCTAATCCAAGATATCTAACCACATCTGCAGGGAATACAAACTCCCCTTCACTTAGTTGTGCAGGTATATCATCTCTAACTTCCTCTTGTGTAGAACCCGGAGGAACTTCATTACCTGATACAGGATCAACTGTACCACCTTCATCTTTTAGTCCACCTTCTTCAAATAGTTCCATTTGTTTAGACATTGAGCCACCTTTAGCAGCTCGTGTCATAGTTCCTTTTTCTATTGCCTTGTTTATATCTTCATCTTCTATTTCTTTTCTTCTTTTCATGCCCTCTTCTCTAGACATAGGCAATGCATCTAATAAACCACCTGTATCTTCTTTTACATCTATCGCTTTTCTTTCTTCTAAAACTTTGTTGATTCTTTCTTCACGTCTTTCAGGTGTATCTGTATCAAAAAAATTCATAGGATTTCTAGGATCTTGATCTGCATAGAAACCATTTTCTTCATAGAACTTTTCTAGTTCTCTAAATCCCATCATTCTAAATTCTTCAGACATTTACTTCATCCCTTAATAATTTAAGTCTCTTTAATACAGATATAGAACCTTGTGCTCTATACAATGTGATAGTGTCTTGACTTTGTTCCATAGTTTTATATTGCTCTTGTACTAGTATATCAATATAATTATTGAAGTTGTTGATCAGTTGGGGGTTGTTCACCAACGTTTTGAGTTTGCTCAACGTTTGCTTCTTGTCCTTGTCCACCTCTAGGTACTCCTGTAAATCCTTGCTCTCCCGGAACTGGTGCTTGTCCTGTGCCTATCGTTCCACCACCTGCTCCTGTTGGGTCATTGGGGTCTACACCTGCAGGTGGTTGTTGTGGTTGTTCAGGTTGATCTCCTCTAAACTGTTTCAACAACTCTGCTTGTATTGATGCCTGTCTCATGTCATTTGTAACTTTGTTAGGATCAAGTTCCATAGACTTAGCTATCTCTCTAATTATATAATCAAACTTTGCAAAAGGTGCTAGTGCAGGATTAGATGCTACACCTAGGAACTGCATAAGTCTTTGTGATCTAACTTCGTTTGCCATTAGACTTTCTGTTCCTCTAGCTTTTACCTCTAAGTCACCTTTTATTTCAGGATCAAAATCAAACTGCATATTAAATCTAAATAATCCCTGACCTAATGGTGTAAGTAAGTAATCATCTATATTTTTTATTACAGTTTTTATACTTCCTGCTGCTGCATTCATGAGCATAGATATACCTGATGCAGTTCTACCTATGCCCTGCACACCTGTCTGTCCATGTGCAAAAGACGGAAAGCCTGTACTCTCATCTGCTAATACTCTTGCTTTGTCAAACAACTGCATATTCTCACTAGATACATTTGGAAACTTTGTACCAAAGATTGCTTGACCCGGTGCTCCACCTTGTCTTCTAAATATTTTACCCGGATACACAGATAAATCTTGACCCGGTACTAAGTTTGTTTCATCTACTTCTATGAGTAAGTTTCCTGACAACACTGCATTATCTACTGCCATTCTCATAAAACCATTCATCAAAGTTTGTGTGTCATCCATATTTTCTGCTAAACCTATACCAAAGAATGAGTATGGATTTAGTTCGTATGGTGCTGCCATGTAAGGAATAACTGCAGGTTTAAATGGATTTAGTACAACTCTTATTAGTTTTTTGTTACATACCCATATGTTTACTTGTAGTTCAGGAAAGTCTGTTAACTCTTTAGGTATATCTACCTCTTGATCTGCTAACATCTCTGTGTCTATCATACCCCAATACTCAAGAACTTCAAATCTATTTACATAGTTCTCTTGATTGTAATCTGTTAAATCATCTTCCCAATATTTTTTAACGTAGTTTTCACCACCATCTATGGCTTGTTCAATAACTTCTGCTCTAAAGTATGGTCTCTTCTTTAATGCTCTTAGTTCACTTCTAGACATCTTATGTCTTTGTATCACATACTGTGCCTGATCCATATTGGTAGAATCAGGATCAGGATAAAAATCCCAAACAGATACGTGTGATACTTGTGGTACAGTTTTAAATACAGGATTGTACTCACCTGTTTCATCCCAATTAGGATATTCTTTATCCATAGCAAAAGGACCTTTCATAATCCCTGTGCCAAATAAAGCCATCTCAAATGCAGTATGTCTTAAATGTTTATTTGCATTTGATTCTTGTAGTTGATCTACAATTTTTTTCTCCATAGATTTAGCTGCTATCATAGCAGGACTAAATGTTATCGCTGTCGGAGTTTTGCCAACTTCTTCTTTAAGGTTCTCAACTTCTTGCAAGTCTTTTTGCAAAGGTCCAAGACGATCAAGTAAACTTTTTTCGGTAGCTCCTTTAGGTAAATCCATACCATCTCCGGGGAAACCATAAGGGGAAACCACTTCAGATTCTCCACGAAGTTCTTCAGGTTCTTGGGGATCAAACGAAACATCTTTTGCAACTCCTTCAGGTAATTCAGTGGGTTCTATACTTATAGGAAACTTACCACCTGCAAATAGGACATCAACTATCTGTCCATAGGCTGCTAAAGTTTTTGTCTTAGTTACCTTAACAAATACTCTAGACTTTTCTGCTTCTGTAAATTGTACGTCAGGACCATATAAACCTCTATAGTTTCTATAAGCTCTAGTCCATCTAAGTTCATCTTCATATCTATAGTCTTCAGATTTTTTAAATTGACCTATAACATGATCAACTAAATTGTCTACACCATAATCTGTAAGTTCTGCATCACTAGAATCTTCTAATGCTATAGCCTCTTCTTCTATGTTTATTTCTTCTTCTGCCATATTAATATCCAAATGTTGAGTCAGCTACAGGCATACTAGCTTTTGGTCTGCCTATAGGGTCGTAGTCAAATATACTAAATCTAGGTCTTGACATAATTCCATATCGCAATGCATCATAAATGTGATCCTCTGATCTTGTATCTACATCCTCTGGATTTCTTTTGTCAAGAGGTATTGCAGGTATTTGTGATATAGTATTTATACAGTTATTAAAAAACACTATTCTAGGTTCTTCTGTATATTCATCCACTTGCAAACGTCTGTGTAATTCATTCTTACCTGATACACGACTACCTTTACTTCTATCAGATGGTCTCCAACGACATCCCTTTTGTATCATCTGTTCTGCCAAAGAAGGACCAGTATCACCACGTTTATGCCAAAGAGAGCTATCCAAAACCCCATACTTAATATTTCCATCACCTGATTCTAACTCTAATACTTGGTCTGCCAAATCAGAGGCTAACACTTTTGAAACGTATAACTCTCTGTATACTATAAGTTGCTCTGCAGGTGAAACTGCAAACCATAGAACTGCACTATACGAACCATAACCATAGTCACAAGCTCTAAACTTTACCCAATTAGATGGTATACCAAAAGGCTCAACAACGTGTATGTCACGATTAAATTCAGTAAAGGCTGCACCTTCTTTGATATCCCAATCACCCTCAAGTAATTGTTTCTTCTGTTGTTCAGGCAAAGATAAAAGCATTGCCTCGTAGTCACCTGTTTCTGACAGGTAAGGATTATCCATTAATCTAGCAGGTATGAATCTTCTTTTAAATAAAGACTGTCCTGCTTTAGGATGTCCTGATGGATACTTTAAAACTTCTCCTGTCTCAATATTAGTAGCATCAAAAGATTGTCCATAAGGTGCAGGGTCAATAAACATTTTCTTAACCCACTGATGACCCGGACCTCCGGGGTTTGTTGTTGCCCTCATATAGACAGGTAAGTCAGGAGCAGTAGAACGTAACCTTGATCTCATGTAGTTCCACGCAAAAGGTTTTGCCCACTGTGTTAATTCATCAAAACCTATCCAACTAAATGCCAAACCCTGATATCTAAGAACATCTTCTTCACGATCTAGATATGACATCCACAGTCTTGCACCTGATGGTGCTACCCACTGCATCTTTCTTTCTGACCACTTTATACCCTTCCAAATTCTAGGATATAACTCTTGAGACTTCCATATCAACTCTCGTAATTCTTCAGTTGTATGTCTAAGTAGTAGTCCACTAAACGATGGATGACCCATATAACGTAGTGGGTCTGCTAACATTGCAAATGATTTACCACCACCTGCACTTCCACCATAGAGAACTTCTCTTTCGTCTGCTGCCAAGAACTCTGTTTGAGGACCTTTGTTTGGTTGAAAAACTATATTCTGTTCTGCAACAGGTATAGACTCTATATCATCCTCTATAACATTTACTTTAGGCTCTTGCTCCTGTTCTTTCTTCTTGTATGCTTTTCGCTTTTTGGATTGCTTTCTCGGCATACTCGGACCATTTTCTAAGAGTTCTAGCTTGGTTCTTACGTTGTTGTTCATGCATCAATCTTTTTCTCAAACCTACGTGGGATATATCTCTTCCTGTTTTCTTTGTCAACCAATTAGCAACTTGCCTGTATGAATATTGATTAACATATTTTCTAGCTAATTCTAATGCCTCTAGTTCGTATGGTATTGGATCAAGTAAATCCATATCATCTTTGTTTGTTCTATAACCAAAGGGAACTATCCTAGCTATTCTTGGGATTTGTATCCACTCTGTTTGAGTTTCATCTTTTAAGTCTGTTGGTTGTGGTAACTTCCACTTCCCTAAACTTCTATTCATTGTATCACGTTCTTTTTAAATTGTCAATTATTTTTTTTAGGTGGTAGCAACATAACTCCACCTGATGCCTCTACCTGCACCTTTTCAGTTTTAATTAAACCAACTCTGTCAAGTAATTCTTTTGATGCTGCAAGTTTATCTCTAATACCAAGTTGTGTAGGATCATCTACACCACTAACCATAGCCACTGCTGCCTTCGGTGCATTACGTGCCATAAAAGATTCTGTTACTTCCATGATTTCTTTTTTAAGGGAGTTTACAATATCTGTAGTAGATGAGTTCTCTGAATATCCTGCTAAAACTTTAGCCTGTACAACATCACCATTTGCTTGATCAAACAGAACCTCTAAAAATTTCTTTTGTCTATCTGTTAGTTCTCTACTCAATGTGGTATTCCTTGTGTTATAACTCTGTCTATAAGACGTTGTGCTCTGTTAGTTGTTTGTTTGTACCAACGTGAGTCTTCCATCTGATTTGCCATTTCTTGATAGTCCTCTGCTTCTACTGCAGCTATCATCTTCTTAAAGTTGGATAAACGAGGTTTACCAAGTTGGAATGACATATTAATTAATACGTGTTGTATTTCGTCAGGTAATTTATCAAAAGAACTAAATATAGTTTGACAATCTTGTATGGCAACTTGCACATCATTTAAAAACCAATCTTGTACTTGTTGTTCAGGTATGGGTTCTCCTACACGTTTCCCATAGTATTCTTCATCCCACTCTGTAATTAAATGTCCAATCCCCCCGGTCAAATGACCTTCTGAGCATCGGTACAATTTATATTCACATCCCTCATCTGCCTCAATTTCTTTTCTTAACGTGTTTATATTCATCGTCTAAGTCCTAATTCCATTTGTCTTTTACGTATTTCTTTTACGTGCAGATGCCAAAAATAGTTCCCTATCTTACAGGTTATAGCAGAAATCTTTAAAAATGTCAAGGCTTTCCAACTCATCACAACTCCTATTGATAATAAGGTGCAACAGTAGAGTTAGGGTCTTCAATACCTTCCACTGCTAAAACTTCAGGTATATAATACTTTAACATATTCTCTATACCCATCTTTAATGTTTGTGTAGACATTGCACATCCACTACAAGCACCACTTAAAAATATTGTAGCTACACCATCTTTAAAAGATTGTAACTTAACATGACCACCATGCATCTGAACACTTGGTAATATATAATCTTCTATTATTTTATTTATTGCAGACACTGTATCTTGCATTATTTTTTCTTTAACATCTTTGCTGCTTGACCTACACCTTTGATACCAAAGGATGCAGATATGGCTATATACAATAGGTATTGATACCAATCAGGTAATGTAGCTAGTATCTCAAATCCTTCTTTTACATATTCTCTCATACCGGGAATGAATACTAAAATCGCAGGAGCTAACAGGACTACTAAAGCGAACTCGTCTTTCCAACTATCCACAGTAGCATCTGCCATCTTGCCTTCCCACTCCACTTGACCTGTTGCGACTTTCTCTGCAACAGTAGCACGAGCTTTTGCCTCTGCAACTTTAGCTTGTCCATCTGCCTTTGTTTTTTCTATTTTGTTTT